TTTCTCTTTCTTCGATGTCTTAAAATCTATTATTGCAAGTTCTCCATCAAACTCTGCTATACAATCAACCGTTCCAGCAATTCCTAAAAACAAACTGTAAAGTGGACCTTCTAGTGAGTGAATATTATTTATACGTTCTAGTGTAGGCTTAGCAATACTGAATAGATGATCAGAAATAGGTAATGAATCACCAATATATTTTTCATTCTTCAAATGATACTCAGTAAGAGTATGGAAATCTGTTCCTCTTGCAGTAGATTGTCTTGTTATCTTATCTGCTGTCTCGTTTCCTACTTTCTTTCTCCACTTAGCAAATATAGCTTTATTAAAATGACTAGTTACCGAGGTAATAGATACCAACTTAACTAATTCATCTTTATTAGGAACAGAATAATAACGAACACCATCTATAGTTTCTCTCTCCAGAGGAGAAAGATTCAAATCAACATGATCAAAGGTCATAAATTTAGTTGCATTTTTGCTAAGATGTACTCTCTACAGAAACCTGATCTGACAATATCATCTACTCCAAACTCTATTATATCAAACGACGGCATGATTTGCAACACCTTCATAAAATCATGAATACCATTGCGCTCATTTGTTTTAACTAGATCACTCTGAACTGCATCACCACAGAACATGATCTTTGTATTCTGTCCCACACGAGTGATAATAGAATCAAGTTCATGGAAGTTTAAATTCTGAAACTCATCCACAATAATGATAGCATTATCAAATGTGGTTCCTCTTATAAAGGATGTACTCCAGAAACTAATAGTTCCTTGTGCTTTCAAGTTACCATAAAGCATCTCAAAATCTGCTTCGGTTGGCATCTCAAACATATACTTTACCATATTCTTATATGGAATCTGATAAAGAGTTGACTTGTCCTCATGATCGCCAGGCAAGAATCCAATCTCCCTTGTAGATACAAGTGATCTTACAATATAAATCTTTTCATAAGGTGTAGAAGTATCTAACACATCATTCAAAGCATTATAAAGAGTGATGAAAGTTTTACCAGTACCAGCACATCCATAAGCAACAAGATGTCTATTCTGACTGTATGAATCATACAATCTTTTCTGATTGTCAGTTAAGGGTTCTATATCCCTTAATTTATCTGTATTAATTGGTTTTTTTCTTTTCATTTGCTTGGCCGTTAAACCAACACCAATTGGTTGTAAATCTGTTTTCTTTTTACGTGGCATATACTTAAGAGAATGGTTTTACTTTGGCACCTGGTGCTTTAGATGCTTTACGCAGGACTTCATTCCATCCTGGATTTTTTCTTACCAATTTCTCTTGCCACTCTCCAACTTCTCCCACTCCAGCACATCCTTGACTCCAATCTTTATCCCAGTCAGGATTTTCTTCTCTCCATTTTTCATAATTACTCATGGTCATGGAAAGAGTTTGAGTCTCTCCAGTCTTGAGGTTTTTCACAGGATATGTTGGCATACTTTAAAATTAAGGGTAACTATTTAGCCCAATCAAGGGACTCTGAGACTGCAGGAAACTGTTCGGTAAATAGTCTCTTACACTCGTTAGCAATATCCATATGTTCTTTCTGTGTTCCATGTGCAGAACGCAAATTAATATAATGTATCCATGAACGACATGAACCAGTCATATAGATTCGTGTTGGTGTAGCAAGAGGAAGAACAAACCTTGCACATTCTTTTGCGACACCTGCCTTTAACATCTGATTATATAAACCAAAAGCAGAACTGAATAGAGTATTCATCTGCCTATTAAACTTATCAACCATCTCTGGATCTAGATCATCAATACTATTCTGCCTATTCTTGCTATCTTGTCTACGGAGTTCAGGCAATTCTATTTCACCTAGAAGATTACTATCTGCATACCGTTGAGAAAACTCTTGATAAGTAAAACTTCTATGCCTTAATATCTGTGCAGCAATACCTCTTGTAGTATTAATCTCAATGGTCATGTATGCCTGTTCAAAGACACTCCAGTGACCGTGCTCGATGCAGTACTTAAGAAGACCAGCAAAGTTATCATTGCCTTGGTTACTGGGGTTACTGACACGAGCAACGTATGCCATGTGTTTCTCCGCATCAGGAGTAACACTAATTAAACTAATATCTTTACTCATAATCAATCATCATCATCTTCAAAAACTTCATCATAATCTACTGGGGGTGAAGAAAAAGCATTAGGATCTTCCATTACTCTTTGTCTATAAGAGTCAACATCAGAAAATACTTCCGCTTTAAGAGCATCAACTAATAATTCTAAGTTTTGAACAATCAGTTTTAGTTTATCCTTTTCCATGATAGCATTAAACTAATTCAATTATACATGAAAAAAGGGGGTATGTAAACCCCCTTGATTCTTTAAGCAGCAGTTAGTTCTTTTGTGAACTTAACACCACGGTAGGTTTCTTGAACCTTCTGTGTTTTTACTTGCTTTCTATCGTTGGTGTCGTACTTAACACCACGGTAAGTGACTTGTGCCATTGAGTTTCTCCTAAAGTAGTTGGAATTTTCACCTTTAACCCGTGAGGGTGATCCGTGTTCCCGTTC